ACGATATCTTCCAATGCACGTAGCTCATCATCATCTTGCTGATCGAATTCTTCTTCTTTGACCTTCTTGGCATCACCCCAATCAAACAGATCTTTGTTACCATAGGCAACAGGGCCACCTTGGAGTCGAGCACCTTCGAGGCTGGTTAAGAATTGATTGGCATTGTCGATCAATGCAAATGCTTCTGCTTTAGTTTTAGTATTGAATAATTCTTCAATGAATGTGGCAAAATAAAGGATCTTGCGGGGCACCCATTCGCTGAATTCAATTTCTTTCTTGCCTTCAACACCCCACATACGCCAGTCTGGCTTGTGTTTGGCACATTCAATATCCATCAATTGTTGAGCACGTTGTACAGCCTTGATATGACATTCAACATTATGTCCCATCATTAATGCATAGCTAAAACTATCCCAACTAGTTTTGCCTTCCTTGTTGATCTTATTAAGCATGCCGGGCTTGTACCAACAGATATCACCTACTGATAATCTGCTTCCAACTTCTGATTCGAATGGGAATGGGATGTCAAAATTCTGGCTAAGGGCTTTTGTATCTGGGGCTTTGTCCATAATAACACTCCAACGCTTGTTGGTGTGCTGGGCGTTGGTATAGACAAGTCCGTGTGCTGTTGCAATGAACGGCGAGGCGCAATCAAAAGAGATGGTAAAGTTTTCATTTATGTGCTTTTTAATTTCACGTTGAATTAATGTAAGATAACAAGACCAGTCAAGCTGTGCTGTACCCAAAAAGTGCATCCAGTCCTTGCCTTCTAAGAGACCTTCGTCTCTCAATGTTATCAACCTTTTTAGTGTAATGGGCATCTTGCACATATTAGCGCCACCCATGGCCCAACCTTCTGCTTCCTTGCCAGCATACTTGCCTTTGGGATCGCTGAACTCTACAACACCGCGATACCATTTTTCAGCAGTATCCCAGTCACCACCTTGTAATACGTTAAGCCATTTAGTCTGGCCTAGACGATTTTGCAAGAAGTAGTCGTTGTTAAAGCGTGTCTTTTCTAGACAGTCTTCAAATGTTTTCAACCCGGTCTTGGGACTATGAATATGATCACAGGCCCATGTCGGAACGTCCAGCATCATTGACCAGTCAGCAGTCAATTCCAACCACTCGAGAATCTTTTGACGAGTTTCGTTAGCACTTGCACCTTCAAAGTTTAACCAATCAAACTTAAGAACACCTTTACCAATCTGATATCCTCCTGAATCGCCTAAGATCATTGTGTTAGCACGATCTCGCTGTTGAATCATGGATTCTTGTGTCATGCTTTTATTTAGGTCTAACTGTGCGTGGCCCGCCGAATACAGGGCATACTTGTAGGTAAAGTAGCCTTGATCTGGATTTAGAAAGTTCATACCTTCAATACCACGATCGAATCCTTTAGGAATACGATCGTTTGGTACAAATTCTTCTAATCGTTGTTTGGCAACGTAGGTACTATAAAAAGAACTGATAGCAGGTAGGTATACTGCATAGTCTTTTTGTAACGGTGTTAGATTAATTGGTTCTTTCATATTTAGACCGACTGAGCAGGAATAATATATTTGTAAGTGGCAAGTCCGCTGTCGAGAGTGATCTGAATAGCACCTTCGTTTGACAGACTCATCTTTGTGTTATTGACATCTGCAATCTTTAGTATGCTCAAGATTGGCATAACTGGCCAAGTCCAACCACGATCAAGTTTGCCCACAACATTTTGCGCAAATATAAATTCACCTGCATGTGTTGATGCATCACCAAATGTAAATTTGAGATTTCCACCTTCGACCTTAGCAAGAAATGTTGGATTCTCGTTGTGCGCACCTGCCTGAAAGTTGAAACGTTGTACTGCGGCCACAGTGGGCTCTAGCTCTACATCCCACTTGACACCGCGGAATTTCACAGTCTTCATTTTTTCGTTGATGATTTCTGCATTCATAAAGCGATAGTCATTCTTAAAGTCACCATCTTTGTTTTCAAAGTGTAGGCCTGTGGGAATTGTTTCACCATTGCGTTCTGCTGTGGTTACAGAAATTTTGGCGTTTTCTTTGTATTCTGCACCTTCCAACAGATATTTCAACTTGTTTAGTTGAGGCATACCGAACACACCGATCATGTCTGGGTAGGGTGCAGCAGTTTCTGCTTCCATAATAACTGAACGGTCATCGGCCATAGAGTTGATTGTTGTGCCTTTGTCTGTGCCTGTGACCTTGACTGTAGTCAAGAAGCCTAGATTCTGTGTGTGCGATACGATATCTTGTAGTATATCTTTCATTGAAAGTTCTCCTGTTATTAAGATTATATTTAGATCTAGAGTAAAAAGCAACCGCTAAATCACTCAAAATCAAAAAGTTTACTGAATGTGTTGTCACTGCGAGTTGAACTGATGTCCCATTCCAAGACTCCAATCAAGTTTTCTAGCTTTTCATCGATAACTGCATTTTCCATTTCAGCATCGTTGAAAGGCAAGTCCTTAAACCATTGAGGCAGTCTAAGTTCATCTACGGGATAGGCCACAGATGTATAGCCCATCGGATTGTCTTTGACTTTACAGACAATAACTTTTGCACCGTCTGTAATACTCATACTATACTTGTCATCCATCATTCTTTTGAGCGTATTCCAATTAAGGCTTGCTCTAACATGACCAGGCATATTAGTCTTGCCAGCCTTCTTCTCTTTGTTGGCGTATTCTGTAATGTTGTTTGCACGTTTAGGTGATCCTTTCTCCCAACCGGGACGAGTTTTAAATTCAGTACGGAAATCAGTGATATACTCTAGCACATCTTCTTTAGTTCCGTTATTCAACACCTTGGTCAATACTTCACTCAAGAAGTCTTGAATCACCACAGGAGTATCACTGCGTTTAAGATCCAGACCCATGGCCTTGATCTTACCTGGCTTGCCGTCTATGTCTGCTCGCTTGCCTTCTTTGTCATAGTATAACACAGCATAACGTTTTTTAGTAATAAACAAGCCACGTGATGCAACAATCTCACGACCAGCCTTGATAACTTCACCACGAGTCTTTGGACAATGGAATGCGTCCTGCATGAACTTGGGAAACGTTGAATTTACTTCCTCACCAATTGTGTCATATAGTTCAACGACACTTTCTTTAGTCCAAGGTAGAGCTCCTCGATCTATTTCTTTCTTAAGTGTGGTATAGGCTGAAAAATAACATGAGTCAGTGTCACCGTAAATGATGGCTTTACCAGTGTGATTATTTTCACCGGTGATGATTTCATTTACTTTTCCGGCCATGTGACGAGCAATAGCACGACCTGTTAGGGTGGTTGATTGTCCAATTCGATTATCAAAGAAACGGCAACCAGGATTAAGAATAGCACCATACAAACTGTTAAGATTAATCTTCTTGACCAACTGACGCTTGTCCCAGTATTCTTCCTCAATCTTGTTGCCTGCTGCAATACAGTCTCTGAGTTTGGCCTGCATGTCTTTGCGTTCAGCATACCAACGTTTGAGCAAGCCAGGAATAATACCTTCTTTTTCATAAGTAAAAATAGTACCGTTGGCACTGATCATCCACGGCTGATTGCTTTCGAAGATTAGATCATAGGCCTGAGCAGCACTCAGTGTATCTGTGCCACCGTCTTCCCAGTCAATGACAATTTCACGACCAACATTTCGTTCTAGTACGGCTGCATATTCTAATGAACCAAAGACGCCTTCCCATGCTGATGCAAAACTTTTGCCCTTAGCAATCTCACCGTCAATAAACGCCTTGGTGCCATCTTGGCGCAGTTGTCCAACAATGGTTTCCGGGCCCATGTTTAAGGCACGAATTGCTGATGGATATAGACTGTTGATGTCTAAAGAGCCAATCCACTCGTGAATGCCTTTCTTGGGATAGGCAACATATGCACCAGCGGCTTGATTACTAAAGCCTTCTTCTCTAGATATTCTATTAGGAACAATCATTCCACGCTTGTGAGCCTCATTGATAATGGCCTGTTCAGTCACAGCAACAGCACCCATTGTGGTCTGTAGTAGCACAGTACATTCGTGTGCCAGTGTATTGGCAAGATCTAGGAACTTGAGTTTTTTATCTAACTTTTCCAACAGCATACAGTCTTGTCTGTTGTATTCGATGAATCTGCGGAAGTCATTGTTGTACAGTTGATCAAGTGTGCCTTCGTAGACAGTCTTGTTCTCACCTATCTCCATTTCTCCGATAGCATCTAGTCTATAGGTGTGGCGCTCTTCATAAGTGTACTTGCGATATAGTTCAAGACTGTCTAGGTGTACACGCCCAATAAGGTCATATGTGACAGCCGCCTTGCCATACTTCTCATACTCACGCTTCTTGGGAAACTGATCCCACAGGCAAAATCTGCGTGTGTCCTCTTTGCTTAGAACTTTGGTAACACGATTAACAGTATATGGAATATCAAAGCCTTCTGAATTCCACCCACTTAGTACGTCTGCATCTTGTATTAGATCTAAGAATGTATCTAACATATCTGCTTCGTTATCAAACAGCATGGTGTTGGGAAATTCTGCAACCTGTTTAGTTGCCTCTTCCATACTTAATGTCTTAGGAGGAATCGCCAAACACACCATAGTCTGCATCCATTGTAGGTAGACAGCAATGGCAGTGATTGGCATAAATGCATCTTCTGGCGATGCATAGCCACGTTCTGGATCGAAGTCTACCTCAATATCAAAAAACGCTACGTTAAGTTTAGGTGCGTCAACATTGATATAGTTGTCTTCTAGACAACGGTAAATGGGATTAATATCGCTTTCAAACAGTTTCTTGTTTGAATGGATTGCAAGTTCTTTACGATGTTCTTTGACATTTTTAGAACTTACTCTGGACAACGATTGTCCAAAAATACTTGTGAATTTACCCTTGGCGTCTGGATAATAAAAAACATGTCTTGCAGGATATTCTTTGTAATGCCGTTCGCCTTTATCATTGCGTTCAACAACATTGATGATATCCTGCTCTCTGTTATAGAAAGCGTCTACATAACTCAAATTATTCTCCTATGCAATTTAGGGCTTGCAAATACCAATTTGCGGTTTATGGCCACGCCTACCTTCTTACTTTATTTAATTAATTAGCATTCTTGTTAGGCCAACACTGTCAATACTGACTAGCAAGAGGTAGTTAGCCAGCATGCCAAATGATTTCCTAGTATAACTAGCCCAAGCATACATGGCACAACCAGAAATCCATATAGGATAAAGAGCAAGTAAAGGCGGGGTGGGGACGGTGACTGCCATAGTGATCGCACAGCCAATACTAATAGCCCAAGCAAGTAGCTCAATAACAAAGCGAAACTTATTAGACTTCCAGTCATCATGTATCCATTCTAGTGTGGGTCGAAACACATCATTTATCATTTATTCTTCTCAGTAGCTAACAAGTTTAACAGATTTTTAATTTTTGTCAAGTTTTTGTATTCCAATATATTGTCAGTCATGCTATTAACGCTGTCTAATATTCGCTTATGGTACACGGATTTGAGAGGAACAACATCCATCTTAACAAAGAACAAACTGGTTTCGGAATTTATTTTGGCAGTGGTTTGTGTCTCATATCTAAAATATAAATCGTCTAGGCCAACGGGTTCAATTTGTTTTTTGTTGTTAGGATGATTACTTAAATCAGGATTGGTGGTTATAGTCCAGACCCATCTGCGAAAACTTGTTTGTTCACACATTACCCTACTGATACCGGGACTGGCTTTTACCAACAGTTCACTATCTGCTACCGGTCTATGAATATCTTCTAGAGTCATACCTAATCGTTGTGATGGGATAAAGCCGCTGGGAAAGCAAAAACAAATAGCTGTTAGTTTGCCTTGATGCATGACAGCAACATCTTCCTCCAAGCGCAGTGCTAGATCTTGGATTTGATTAGAATATACACCGCAATATCTTGCAGCACGTTCAACGATAGATTCTGATCCTGCGATCTGACCAAATAAATCTGTGTTATACTTTGACAATTCTTCTTTTTTCTTTTGTATTATGTCTAGATCAGGAGAAGAAATAAAAACAGGTCCTGTATTACGTATCATATTAGGACCTGTAGTGTACGGTGTTTTTACAAAATCAATCTGCATGCCTAGTCAAAAAGTTAACCCGCATTTTCTTAGGGTGAAAATATTCATTGACTACCTGTTTTGCAACTTCAAGATCAAATTCTTTACAACTGAAAATATCAAAGTAGGCCGTGCCATCTAATTCCATAAAATGACCACTGATGTTGCTGGTTGTAATTAATTGCAAAAGACTATATCCCTGTTTAGGATCTCCGGGGAGAAGATATTCGATGATAGGTTCTCCGTGTGCAGTCATATCGATGCGTGCCACTAGGTCTTTTACGAACTTGTATATGTTATCACGATCTTTTACGGCAGCTATATCACAGCCGCTGCAATCTAATAATAAATGATATCCCCAGTAGCTCATTATTCAGGCAACCTCTTGGTGACACCTAGAATCATTTCAATGTCATTCCATTCTTGCTCGTGGTCTTTCCAATTGTCTTTATGTGCAATAGAAATCGCCTTGTTGATTACGCTGGGTTTAATTTGGAGTTCTTCAGCAACTGCTTTCACAGTTTCTTTAAGGCCCTCTTTGAGATCTTCTACTTCACGTAGCACGTTGCCGCCCTCGTTGATCAATCTTTCAAGTTTTGCTTTTTCTTCGGGACCGTACATTCTAGTTGACATAATTTTCTCCTATAGAACTATTATATAGCCAACAAAAAAGCCGGTCAACTAAATTGCCGGCTTTTCAGTGCGATTGGTTAAATTACTTTTGGTCTTCGCTTAGTACATCGTACATTTCGAATACACCGCCCATGCGCTCGTACACCATGCCTGCATATACATCAGCTTTGATGCCCTCGCCAATTTTTTGTTTGGCCACACGTTGAGCCCATGCAAACAGTTCTTGATCGACTGCATCGATCTGTTGTTGTCCCCCACTCTCTTGAACAAGTTTGATCATGTCTTTGAATGACAGAATGTTTTCGACCGACTCTTTAACAGTCTTCTTTTTTCCAAAATATTTGGCCTGCTTGTCGCTCATGCCTTTCTTGCCAGCTGGCTTGTCATCGCCTTTGTCAGCAACAGCTTTTTTCATCGGCTCTTTCTTGTCGCCATCTTTATCCATGTCTAAGAAGTCCGGCTTAGCGCCTTCGTCCATAATCTTGGCCATCTTCTTTTTCTTTTCTTCTTTTTTCTTCTTGGCTTCAGCTTTATCAGCTTCGCTTTCTTCTTTAGCTGCTTCCACCATCTTCATGAACTTACTTTTGAATTCTGGCTCAATGCTTTCCTTCTTGGTGTTATCGAATTTCTTACCACCTTCCATACCCCAAGTTCCGGTCTTAGACTTTTTCTGTTCTGGAGCACCTTTTTTCTCAGCAGCAGATTTAGACTTAGCACTTGACTTTGGTTCAGAGTGTTCTTCATCACTATATCGATCTGGATTTTCTTTATGCTTGGTTACACCTTTTGTAGAACGGTCAATAGTTCCACCAGTAGAAGATTTTTCTTCTTTGACTTTTTCATTTTTCTTTTCATCGTCCGCTTTTTTCTTAGCTTCAGCAACATATGTAGAACGTCCACTTAGTACACGTAATTGTGCATCTTCGTTTAGTTGAACAGCTTTTTCTAAAACTGGTGCAGCTGGTGTCTGTGGAGGAGCTTCCATGCTGTCTAATTTGCTAATAAGTGATTTAAAATCCATTTTTATCTTCCTTGATATTTTTTATCTAGCCACTGTTCACACAGATTGCTTTTAATTTGGTACTGCAACGATTCTTCAAATTCTCTAGGACCTTGCTCGATGGCGCCTTGTTTCTGAGATTCGTAATCCATCTTCTCATGAACAGAATTCAAATGATCGTTGGCCACAGAGATATAACTGCTGATCCAACCATCTAAATTGTCGCCTTCTTTGATCATACGATAAATGGCCATAGCATTTTTAGCTATTTGAGCCAGCTCTGCTTTTGCCATACTTGCTTCGTGATCGTGTTTTTTAAAGTCCATACTGTATTTATCTTCTTAATATACTTTCGCGAGGCTTCTTAGACTTGGGTTTTTTAACAGTTTTTTGCTGATAACTACCCCCAAAGAGTGTGCCTACATCTGCTCCAGAGCCGCCCTTGATGAATGTA